TCGACTTGGAACATAAGTCCTTTGAATTTCTCAACAGACCATCTTCCGTTTGAGTCTACGTCTAAGTCAAAACGACCAGCGTTTGCTACGTTGTTAGCAGCACCAGGTTTTGCAATTGTGTAAACTGTACGTACAACCTCACGGTTGATTTCAGCAAGGATCTCACTAGAAAGAATGTTAGCAAGTTCTTGCTCTGCATCTAGACCGTGAATAGCTTTCAAGTCTTGGGCTAGTTCTAGAGTGTACTCTGCCTTGAGGGCTCTGGACTGTGCAGTCACAGCAGTCTTCTCAATGCTGAATGCCATCTCACGGAACTGAGTTGTTTCTCCCAATTCTTCAGCAACGTTACGAGCCATTGGCTTAACACCACGCTCATAAGTTCCAGGTGATGCGTCATTAAGTAGAGCAGGGTTCGAACCATCTGTTGCATCGTTAGCAGGGTTGTATGCACCCTTACTTGCGTCTGATCCAGCAGAGAAGTTTGAATCTGGCTCGTTGAATAATGCTTCGGGGCCAGTGCGTGTTTCGTAGTGAGCCTTCATTGCGAAGATAAGTCCAGTAGGACCACTCATTGGTTGTACACCGCAGATATCGTATGCAACTAGGTTAGGCATAGCACGACGAATCAAGCTGATTAGAACTGGGTCGAAACCAGCTAATCCACCTGTCTTAGTGTCGAGTCCACTACCAGATAGTGCGTTACTACCGATAGCACCAGCAGCGTTTACTGCTACCTCGTTGAGCATTCCACGCTCTTCACGTATGAATTTCTCTTGGTTTTCTAACAGTACAGCAGTAACAGCCTTTCTATAATTGTCTTTGATGGGAGTAGACCCTTCATGACTTAGAACAGGTGACCACTTTTCTGTTAGAGCTTTTGCGTTAAACATTTGTTTATACTCTTTTAAAAGTGTTTTATATTATTAAATTCAATTCCAGCGATTCAAAGCGTCTAGATATGATCCCATTGCTGGAGTCATCTCTTCTGCTTCAACTGGTGTTTCGTCAGATACTTCGCTGACCTGAGCCTTTTCTTTAGGGAAATATGACTCTTTAATTGTGGTGAGTTTCTTGGAATATTCTTCCTCTGATTTGAACTCAACACCCTCAGCGAGAGCTGATAGTTTGTCCTTCTGAGTATCTGCTAGTCCTTCTGAAACTTGTCTCAGAATAACTTGTGCCGCAGACTCGTTAAGACGATTCTGAAGTTTCACATTAGCCTTGACCTGTTCGTCAAGTCTTTCTTCCATCTCACGAATAGATGTAGCCATACTTTCTACCGCATCGACTTTATCGTCTGGGATAGAAATGTAGTGCTCTTCAAAGAGATTCTTCAGACCTGAAATAAAGTCTTCTGTAATCTCATTTCTGATTCCACGATCAACGGCGAGTTGGTTCTCTTCCAACCATTGATTCACGGCGTAGTTCACTGTACCATTAACCTCTTCATTGAGTTCTGCCTTAGCAGCAGTGAGCTTCTCTTCATGCTCTTTGGTAAAGTGTGCTACAAGCTTGTCGTACTCTTCTGCTAGTTTTGCCTTGACAGCAGCTTCAAAGATTGTCTTTGCTTTCTCGGCAAACTCTTCAGAGAGTTCTGTTCCCTCTAGGAGGGCTTTTACGTCGTCAGATAATTCAACTTCTTCAAACGATGGTTTGATTGGGTACTGTACATCTGGACCTTTAGAAGTTCCGTGTGTAATTTCAGCACCAAGACTATTAGCACCTGCTTCGTCACCACCCTTACCAGATGGAGATGCTGCACTACCGTCTTGTGAGATAGGAGCTGCTGCCTTAGCACCAGGATTTTCTTCACCCTTTTCCTTCTTAGCATGAAGTGGTGGTGTAGATGATCCTCCCAAGTCATTTACTGATTGACCATTAGCAACTGATGGTGGTACTGTTGGTGAAGAACCAGATGGTTCATCTTTACCTGTACCTTTCTGTTGGGGATCACCCGAAACCTGAGTTGGATCGCTACCTGTACCAGGTATAACAGTTGCAGTAACTGTTGGCATAGGATCTTGATATTCTTTGAGAACATCCTTCTGCTCAGATGCGAATTCCTCAAACTTTTCGTTTAACATGTCTGACATTAGTCTTCCCGTAAATTTGAATTATCTATAGTTTATTTATTAATTACAAGCCTTGTAGGAAGTTGTTGAACACTGTAAGTGTTCTTTCCTCTAGGTCGTGACGAGTAGCATCGTCGATGTAACTCTTATATTTAGCAACCTTCGTCTCCTTAAGTATGCCGTTATCCCAAGCCCACTCTTTACCTTCCATGATTCCATTCACGAAAGCATCGGGTGCGGAAGGATCAGCAACAATGTCTGCTGCTGTAGCAAGCATGAAGTCATCCATAACTACGTTACAGTCTTCTCGCTTATCAATAGAACCCATACCTCTAGATGAAACACCAAGTTTCACACCATCTTCTAGGAGTGACTTAGCGATCTTACCCATTGGGGTGTCTAGGATTTGTGCCTTTCCGACGAAGTTAGTACCTTCAGCAGTAAGCGATGTGATTCTGTGGGAAACACGGTCAAGGTTAACAGTAGGACCATCAGGATGACCCAACTCACCAAGAGCACGTGATGTTTTAATGTACTCTTCATTATATCTACTGACCTCTTTCTCAAGAACGGAGAATGGATACATACGTCCGTTGCGATTCTTAAGTTCAGACTGAAGGAATACTCCCTCAATATACAACTTCTTAGAATCACCGTTACCTTCGCTAATTACATTAACGTTTTCAATTTGTTCCGTTATCAGTTTCATTAGATGGTTCCTCTACCTTTGGTTCATCGAAAAATGTATTTGCCACAGTCTTCTTGTAAGATCCCATAGCATCTGCTGCACGTGCATACAATAAATCTTGTATAGCGTCAATCGCTTCAGCCCTTTTATTATTCGATATCAAATCAGCAGTATCAAGCACCGCTTCGGGTGGTTGTTCCACTGGATCTGTTACTGGATCTGCCATAATAATTACATAGTGTGTTTATTATTTAGTTGTTTTCTTAGGTTTAGATGCGGAGGCAGCAACTGGTTTAGGCTGGGCCTTGATTTTCTGTAGTTCTTTCTTGTGATCATCATCAGCTCTTGCCTGATCTAACACTGCTTGATTGTCCTGTGCAGCAGCATCAATCTCTGGTTGGTAAGCAATGTTTTGACGATCCATTGTATCCAATGTAGTGACATCAATAGGATCCATAGCAAGACCAGATTCGATCTCTGCATTCATCTGCTTATCAAGTTCCTTATATTCTGTTTCGTTCTGTTGTAGAATGTTTCTACGGATATGTTCGACAGAGAAATACTTACCTACAAATGGATCCATCTGTGCAACCATTGCCATTCTCTGAGTAACCATCTCAAGTTCTTTCAACTCATTGAAATGATTATCAAAGAGCCAGTCCCACTGAATATGCTCCTGCATATCATCCCAATCTTCAGGAGTAATTACTCCCTTGAGAATAAGTTGAGTCTTGAGTATATCGAGGAATAGTTCTCCAAATCTTTTACGTAAACGTCCAATGAACTTGGTGAACTTAAGCTCGTCTCTAAGGACTTCAGTGGTTTTACCCAAGTTGAATCCCTTGTTGTCATCTGTGAGCCTTGAAGGAGGAAGATTGAGGCTATTATAAAGTTTCTTCCTAAAGTACTCAACATCCTTGAGTTCTCCTAGATTCTGTCCACCAGGTAAGGTGGTGATCTCAGTTCCACGACCACCCTCTCTACGAGGTAACCAAAAATCTTCTAGCATACTCATATGCTTTTTGTCGTCACGTATCTCACCAGTCTTTGCATCGTAGACTAGTTTGTTACGGTAACGTGCCATTACATCACGAAGGTATTGTTCCGCTTTTACTTTTGGAAGGTTACCTACATCGATGTAAAATATTCTACGTTCTGGAGCACGTGATAATCTATAGATTACAAGAGCATCCTCAATCATCCTTAATTGGTTTAAGGATTTGATTGCTTTATGTAAGAAACTTAGAATAAGTCTTTTGTTTAAATCCTGTAGTCCAGAATTAACAAAGGTGATTGAGTCAACAGCAATCTTGATACCTTGATTGTTGGACATATCACCAACAGGACCAAGAGCACCACCTCTGAGGTATCCTCTAGGATTGTATAACCAATAGTCTACAAACTCACCCCACTCATATGCTTTAGCGGATTGTTTCTCCTCTGGAGTTAGTGTTCTATTGTTGCTTGATAATTTTTGTCTGACCTTCTTGATCTTAAGGGGATCAATATATCTCAGTTCTAAGATACCCTTCTTTGGATTAGCAAGGTCTATTACTTTGTGGTAAATTAGTTTACCATCTACATACCAATTTCGAATAAGCTCATGTGCTCTCTTCTCAAAATTGAGTAGTTGTTTTATATGATCAAACTCATCACGGATCTTATTCTTGACACCCTTTCCAACTTCAAGGTTATCTAAGTTGATCTCTACACAACTATCATTTGTATCATTGACTACAAATTCATTCACAATTTCATCGACAGCACTATCCACCTCTGGGTGGAGAGCCATGTCTCTATAACGACGAATGAGTTCAAACTCATCTCTGGCACTGTTGTCCATATCGACATAAGTACCAAAATAGCCCCCTGCAGCTACTGCAACGGGCTCGTCAGCAGAAGGAGGAACTGGAGATTGACCCTTCAGTTCCTTCTTCCTATTAATTTGAAAGCCAAATAACTGACTCATAATATTAAAGTTTTTTACTACCGCAAGTATTTATACGATAGAAAAAAGTCTATTATTTTATGATGTCACCATTCTTGGCATCACCTTCTTCAACTGTCCAGTATGAATATTGGAATTCAACTGTGAACTCTTCAATCTGATCATTGCTGTCATAAGCAAGGTCGATCTGAGAAACACTAGCAGGAAATGCATACCATAGTTTGTACTTCCTTAAGTTTGATCCTTTATCGCTTGCGTCTTTTTCTATTTGTGTAACAAATAGATCAGCAGTATAACGTTGACCTCCTTCAGCAGGGTTGAATGCCTCAGCAGTATTACCCTCATGAGAGTTCATCTTGTTTAACCAAGTCTCAAAGTAACCACGAGTCTTCATGTCCTTATCGTTGATGAAGGTTGCAGTCCAGTTGTCAAATGTGCGGTCTCCAGCAATCTTAACTGACCTACCTCTAAAAGGAACTTCAATTGTTCCTAGACTAGATGCAGGTAGTGCTGCTGATTTACACATCATGTTAACCAGTTTATTATCAACTGATAAACCTAGAGATGGAAATGCAATTTCCACCTCAAACATATTAGGTTTGACACCTTGAGCAACCTTAGCCAGGAATTCTGAGACGTTACTCGATATATTTGCCATTAGTCTTGTCCTCTGTTTTTATATTTAGTGTAACGAATTAGCGTCCGACTACTTCAGCGAACGAAACACCAGTACGTGTTGCAGTAAATGTAACTGTTACGTAGTTGATTGAACGAGTTGGCTTCAGGAATAATTCTGCAACAAACTCATTGCGATCAATAACATCAGGTGTGTTATTGGATGTATCGCAAACAACTAAGAAATCAGTTAAACCTTGTCTTGCTTGAACTTCATTCAAGTAAGAGTTAACAGCAGCACTGAAGTTTGAACGTGTAAGATCATCGTTAAGTTCGAATAAAACACCTTTAGCAAGGTTCTCTACTCTAGACTCAATGTTGAGGAATAGTCTACGAACATTGATTCTGTCAAATGCAGATGGTGAAGCAAGAGCAGTCTTGTCACCGAATAATGTAATACCACTTCCAGCAACAGAAACAACTGGGTTGATTCTATTCTGATAAAGTTCATCTCTATCTGCCTTAGATGGGTTGTATGCTAGTTTAACAGCATTACGAATTCCACCTCTGGTCAATCCAGCAGGAGAGAACCAGTCATCTGTTGCAGTTGATGTAGCAACACATAGACCAGCAATGTCACCGTTAGTTGGGATGTAACGATATACATCGTTAAAGCGGTCATAGATGTACTTGTATCCACTATCGAATACTCCATATGATGTGGAGGTTAGTCCACTGAAGAATCCAAGAGTGTTATCCTTCTGTTGTCTAGAAGTCAAAGCACCAGATGTACCGATTTGGTTTCCTCTGTAAGGTGATACAAATGCAATTGCGTCTCTACGGCCTGCTGCAATAGCAAGTACCTTAGCTGCCTTTGTCTTTGTATCTGCTTCAGTACCTAGTGATCCACCCATGAGGATGAAGTTAACATCAGTATTCTCATCATCAGCAAACTCATCATATGCTGATGCAATTTCTCCAGCAGTATATGAATAGTCATCAACACCAGCAGTTAGTGTTGTTTCGATAGCACCACCAATAGCAAGTGCTCCAGATACACTACCAGAACCAGCGTTCCAAACAGCACCAGATACTGTTGTTGCTAAAGCAGCACCATGATAAACATAGCTTGACTCAGCATTGATGATTGACTTGTAGTACACATTTGCACCCTCTGTTGATTTTGCATCAGAGAGTTTAGAAAGATATGTAAGACGTTCAACGATTGTGCTAGAAGCACCAGATACATCACCAGTTGTGTCGATCACTGCTACATGCACTTCGTCTCCAGAAACACTTCTATCAGCAGCGAATGCAGATGTACCAGGACGAGGACCGATTGCACTCAACTTAAGTCCAGTACCAGCAATTTCTGTATTAGTATACCAGTCACTAACAGAAGAGATTGCAATCTGTGTATCAGTTACAGAAGCGATGTCGAATGTTGCATCAGCACCACCACCAGCAACTGTGACTGTATCTCCTACAAGATATCCAGTACCACCAGCGTTGATTGTAACAGCAGTTACAGCACCTGTTGCTGCATCGACTGTAAATGTTGCGTTTGAACCACCACCAACGATTGTTACTGTTGCACCAACTGTGTATCCAGTACCAGCAGTATTGATTGCTACAGTCTGAACAACACCACCAGCGACAACAACGTCAACTGTCAATCCTGTACCACCGCCACCTGTAGTAGCAATGTTAGCACCAGTTGCATAAGCAGAACCACCAGATGTAAGTGTGATTGCACTTGGAACACCAGCTCCAACTGCTACATCAACTGTTAGTCCAGATCCAGATCCGTTAGTTGTAGCAACTGCTGTACCAGCAGTATATCCAGTACCACCAACTAGTGTTGTAGTTGTTGCAGCAACACCTGTATCAGGAATGTCTAATGTGTCAGAAGTTGTAATCTTAGTAGAGGGGGTTGTTAGAACCACAGCAGCAGTCTTGGTTGCAGGAACCCATGAAAGAACTTTTGCTGTTGCACCACCAGTAAATGTAACTGTGTCATCGACACCGATACCAGCTGGTGTTGCTGCGAATGTTAGATACTGATCAGCACCACTATCAACAACTACTACCTTGAGTGAGTTGCCTAGAGTACCAGCAGCACGTGCTACAAACTTTTTAGACGAGCCTGTGCCTCCTTCCCAATCAGCAGTGTTCTTAACTAGAACTGTTGGACCTGCATCAACAGCATTAGATGCTCCTGTCTCTGCACGAACAACTGCGAGTTGCCCACCATATCCCAGAAACTCAGATGCAACAAACCAGTCTTCTGCGTTAGCATCAGTTGGTTTACCGAATACACCAAGTAAATCTTTTTGGTCAGAGATTGTAACAACCTCACCAATTGGACCTTTCTGGAAAGTTGAAGCAAATGCTGCTGTTTGACTTGATGTGCCAACAACAACTGCGTTGGATAGATCTCTTTCTCTAAGAACTACACCAGGCGAGATTTGACTTGCCATGTTTTTAACCCCTATAGATGATTCAAATTACCTGAAATTATTTATCTCTAGGAGTATTTTGAGTGGGGAAACAATGCATGAACACTCTACCAGTCTGGATAGTTCTCTTCTACAGTGCGTTTTTTCTTTCTATTCCTCACCACCCTCTCTACAGTACACAACTTACATTCATACGAATAACCAGATGGGTTACCTCGCTTATTCTTTCTTATTAAATAAAAATCATTCATCAAGTCTTTGTCTCTACCACAGACTCGACATGTTCTTTCTCTGAATAGTAGGTGTTCTAAACCGAACTGTTCATCGAGTTCCATCACAAATCAGGAAGCATATAAGTTACGGATTCTTCTGTATCACCATAAGCCCACAGTTCACCATCACCATCTACAAAGGTATCGTCACCTAATCCATCATCAATGAATCCAAATGGAGCCATGTCCTGTTCAATCTGATTCCTTTGTTCTTCATATATCCTTCGTCTGACATCTTGATCTGTCATTTCTTTGAAGTAGTCTTGCATGACTAACCAAGAAAATAGAACCAAACACATCACCAAGTCATCATGGTATCCTTCATCTGCTTCCCATGCTTGCTTCTTCTGAATGAAAGTTGTAAGCTCTTGTAGTATATGAAAATCACAGAAGGTTAATTTATCTTCTTCTAGAATTGCTTTGAGGTTTGCACATCCCTGTTTCTTAACTGTGATACTCATCTTGACACCAAGTTGAGTCTTAGTACCAGAGAATCCCTGACCTACTATCTGACCTGCTCTACCTCTCATAGCACACATGAGTACGTTAGGATACTCAAGGTCAAAGTTTAACATTGCTCCTATACTATCACCAATGTCATTGACCTCTACTAGGATATATGGAAAATTATAATTCTTTGCTACCTGAAATATTCTCGACGGAAACATGACAGGCTTAATCTCATTATCTCTGAATTTCGCAACAACCTTATACGGGAGAGTGGTGATGTCAAACACGATGAAAGCAGAATAGTCGCCACCAATTCCTCTGGCAACATCGACAGTAATAATATATTCGTGACCTTCTTGTGATCTTTCGTAAATATCAAGTCCAGCATTACTAACTATAGGTTCGGTGAATGGTATTGCTTGTAGTTTAGATGGAGATATAAGAGTATCAGCAGATCCAAGAAAGTCGCATTCAAACTCTTGAGCGAACTGTCTCTTGGACGTGTTCTTCATCGTCTCCTCTTTCCATTTAGCATCTCTGCCTGGAACTTGAGACCAATGCACTTCATTCGTGACATATCCATTCTTACCATTTCTGGCATCCTCCCACATCTTATAGAAGTGGTTCATACCATTTGGTGTAGATATGATTATTACTTTCGTTGACTTACCAGAAGTAATAGTAGGATACACAGAAGCAAAAAACTGTTCTGCAACATGGTTGGGAACAAAAGCAAATTCATCCAAGAAAAGGATATTGAAAGACATACCCCTAACAGCACTAGCAGAAGTAGACGCAGCCAATATTTTAGATCCATTCTCTAACTCCACACTACCTTTATTCCACACAAGTATTCCATGCTGAATCCACTTGGGTAAGTTTTCATATGCTAGTTGTAGTCTACCTAAGAGTTCTCTAGCAGTACTAGCCTTGTTAGCGAGTATCCCAATATTAACGCTATCATTGAAGATACAATAATGTAAAAGATACGCCACCACAGTGGTGCTCTTACCAGTCTGTCTAGGAAGTTTAGCAATGTTAAATCTATTTTCATGGAAGTCCATTAAGATTTTCTGCTGAAAATCATACATTTCAAAAGGTACTAGACCTTCATCCAAGTTGATAATCTGCATATATTTCATAGCAAAGTAAAGTGGATCTTGTTTACATTTGATCCACTCTTCTACTTGCTCTTTAGTAAATTGTATCTCAGTACCAGCCTTCTTTAGGTTGGGGTTACCAAGATATATCTCAGTCTTACTAACCATTTAATGTACCAAATTTTCTACGGATTACACGTAGATCTTCAAAATTCTTTTGCTTAGTTCCACCATCATATGACCAAGCATAACCTTCCTCGATCATCTTTTCATTAAGGGACACATTTGAATCCCCGATATAAAGCCACCCAAGAAGACGACCGTATTTACCGACCCCACCAACAAGTTCAGTCCTAATAGAAAGCTCATCAGGACCGTCAATACTATTTTTGAGTTTTTCTTTGAGCCAGTTGGTTGCGTCGATTCCAAGTGCTTTCTCCTCTAAGTCTCGTGTCCTTTTCTCTGGAGTATCAACTCCTGCAATTCTAACTCTTTCTTTCTTGTATAGATCAAACCCAAGATCAATGGTAACGTCAATAGTATCGCCATCAAGAACTCTGTTGATCTTCGTCACTCGGAAGTTGTAACAACTCTTCCGTGACGGTGGTGTCATTCCAGTCATCGTATTTAAAAATCCAATATATTGTAATAGATACTCCGACAAGGAGTATTGCTATCATTATATTTATAGACCATACTACCTCGCTCATGATACTTTTGTGTTTGATACAGCTTCTGTTGAGTCAGGATTATCCTTCAACCATTGACAATAATTAAATCCAGATCCTTCAGGGTAGATGTATTGTCCATTCTCATCAAAC